GAAGATCTTTAAAACCTAATGCGTGGCCCAACTCATGTTCGATAATTCTTTCAGAATTTTCCCATCCAGTAACAATTTCAATTTTAGATTTTAGTATTTCACCGGTATCAGTGCGCCACCATGTTCGCGTAGTTCCGAGATGATCACCAAATTGAAAATCTTGTCCCGGAATATCGATTAATATTTCATTATATCGTGGTTCGCCAGTAGCACAGTTATAATTGTTTCTTTCTACTTTTTGCAAGACTCCGAATTCATAACCAAGAGATTCCCAAAAAGCAGTAGCTCGTTTCAAACGATAGAGAGATAAGCGAGAAGATGGACAAATTGTTATATTTGGTCGATTGTGCCACTGTTGTTTTATTGTTTTGTCTACAAGTTTACTGCTTCGGGAGACTTTTAAACTGTCGCACTCTTTAGTAACTTGCACATCTACTACTTGGGGGGCTAACCTAAATTCAAATTTAGGTGAGAACGAAATTAGCTGCGCCACGATCGCAATACCAATACAATATCCCATAAATTGCCCTCACTCATTATGGTTGTCGCCTATTAGTATTTAGTCTTTTAATTAAATAGCGTAAAGAATGTTCTCAATTGTCTAACTTGGAATCAACAATAGAAGAAATCGATTCCCCAAAAACCTCGGCCGGATTAACAAGCTTTAAAATTGTACAATTATCTCTTTTATCATAAAAAAGACCTACAATATCTTTTTTACTCACTTCCATCATTTGTTCATCCGGTATTTTGAGTGTGCCGCCTTCGCGTTTTAGAATAGCTGTTAGCATCGTAAACAGCCATTCAGAATCTTCTAAAAGCTTTTTATCAGCCATAATTTAAAAACCGTTTCCAAGTCTTAACTAAGTTTTCGCTTAATCCGCGAGTAGCATCAGATTCTTGCTCTGGCCACACTCCCGAGTTCAGATTCGCTTTGAGTGTAGCGAGAGTCTTGTTGAATACTACCGTAAGGTTATCTTCGTCGTCCATATCACCCTCTACAAGCTCTCTAAAAAGAGCGGCCATGTCATCGGGCTCATCTGCATTTATTGAGAATATAGCGACAACCCGAGCGTCTCCGCCGGAATCAATTGTTCTGGTATTCATTTGCAAATAATATTCTGTTTCGGCTTCTTTTCTTGGCAATTCTAATAAATTTCTGCGTAAATCAATCTTATAATCGCGAGAATCTAGAATTTGAAACAACACACGAATGTCCATTCCCCACTCTTCGGGATCATAATCAAATGAGTATCTTGCTGTAGATTCATACGATTCAGCGTAATCTCCGTCAGACTCAAGATCCCACTCATAAGAAGTAAGCTCACCATCTTCGATTTCCATGGCTAACTTAATATAATCACCGCCTTCCATTTGTCCTTCGCGTTTAAAGTATTCGGTGAGGATTGCTTCCCAAGTGTCTCTTCTATCGTCAATTACGCTATCTATTTTCTGACAAGCATCATCAAACTCTTCAGGCATAGACATGTATGAGTCACCAGCAATTTCAGGATGTTCAAAGTTAACTTGAATAGTTAGATGTATTTCTTCTCTGATGCGACGGATTGTGGGAGTATCGTGCTTTGAGGGAACAAATATAGTCCCAAATCTTTCATTTATTTCGTCAACCGAGTTCCACACAACTTCTTCTGCGTTACTTGGGAGTCTTTTCCATTCATCAATAGGCCATTTCGCAATAAAAGCAGCATAAGGCTTAATATAGGCGCCGTCGCCGCCATCGTCACCCACTTCATAATCAACATATGTCTGAGCCATATGCTCATTCCACTCATTTATTATTTGTTCGCATTGGCCTTCATATGAACGGACAAAGTCACCAATTAAATCGGCATCAAGAGTGTCTTCGGTATCTGTGTTTTGTTTCATCGAACCTTCAACTTCTACGCCCGCCCCAACAAGTTGACGCATCAACGCCAAACGACCTTCTTTATTGGCAGTATCCTCATAAGAGCCTCCAAATATCATAAATTTACTGAGGTCTATCATGCCATCTTGTTTTGGCATATTTGCGATGACTTCTTCTTGGTTTGATCTTGCCCAGTCAGTAACTTGATTGGCTAAGCCGGGAATATCAGCACCATATACGCGTTTTTCGGGCATTCCAACGTCTTGTCCGTCATCCCAGCGCTTTGGAGGCTCATCACCTTCATAATATCTAACGTGTCTAACACGAATTCTAGAAATTGGCACTAAATCACCTTTTGGGTGATATAGTCCAATATGACTACCTCGCATCTCATCCGCAAATATTTCTCCTTCTTGGATTTCTTGTTCTGCACTGTCAATATTGCCGGTATTAGTCATGGTGAGCAGGTTTTCGGTTTCTACCACATAAGCAACTGCCCCATGTCCTTGAGCCTCAGCTACAGCGCACTTATAATATGATTGATAAGCACCCTGTCGACTAGGGGGTGTGTGACAAGAGGTAATCTTGTCAAAATCACTCATTCTAAGCACATCTACCGGATGTCGAGTAATAATAATAGAAAATTTGTCATTATCGATGTTATTTATCTCTTTTTTGATGTATCCGGCGTTCTTTTTCCAATATTCGCCGTATTCTGCGGCTAAATCGGTTAAATTGTAACCTGCTGGGCCCGCAACACCCGGATTTACGATATATAACCAAATTTGGCCATTAATTCTTTCTAAATTTTCTAATTCCTTCTCATCAAGTGCACCCTTGAGCATTTTCTTTGTAACGTCGCGCTGACGAGTAACTAATTTACCAGTTGGGAGTTTATAGCCTGAATCACCGATACCAGCCAAGTGATCATAGACTTTTTGGTATAATTCGTCTTTTCTTCGGCTTAAATCAGCTAATTTAGAGAAAAGCTTGCCAATTTTCATCTGAATCTTTTTAACTTTCTTCTTTTCGGGCTGTCCACCCTGCATACCAATTAAAGTATCCAGTAATTCATCGGATGTGCGTATGTCTCGCTCGGCATATACCATGCCCTTCTCCCAATCTACGTCATATTCTTGAGATTTGAAGAATTCTGCGAACTTTCCAAGCTCTGTAGAGGGATCTGTGGTCGGAAATGGTATAACAGCGCGCATTTTGCCACTGAAAAGATCATTTAGGGGTAAATTAGCTGGATCTAGATCGTCCAATACATCTTCAATAGCCCGCATCTCGTCTTCGGTGACCTCTCGAAGCACTTTTTCGGTTTTTTGCTCGAAAATATCTAAATTTTCTAATAATTTTGCTGTTTTTAGCAGGATTTCTTCATCTGTCACTTCTTACCACTCCTTACAGGACCAATAACCGGCGGTAAATATATCTTTTTTCTCAGAACACTTATGTCTAGCTCTAAAATTACTTTTTCGTTCTGGATTATCGCTGCGATCTTCCAAGTTGGCATCTCCAAAGCGAATAATCTTTTCTTTACCACCTTTACATGCCTTTACGACTTTTTGTTTTTTACCATACCCGGGTTCGCCCTGCTTAATATAACGTGGTGAGTTGCATTTCATGCGATCTTTATCAGTTTCTTCTTCGATTGGCTCGCAAACATCTTTATCTGGTGTTCCGTCGCCATCTGTGTCTTCAGTGCCGGCGTGTCGATGGCCCTTCCAGCAAGCCTTACCGTCAAGGCCCTGTTCTTTGCCGTCTTCGTTTTTAGCTTCGTTGGTAAAGTTGCGCCAGTTTTCAAGAATTAGTTTCATTTTTAGATATCTCCAAAGCCTTCTCCAATAAATAGATCGGAATTTCACTATCTTCTATGTCTTTTATATCATCAATTGTGGCCCATTTGTAATCATCATGTTCAATATCACCTGTTATTGGGTTTGGTTTGTTGATATCAACTGTTCCGGACCACTTTCTTGTTAAAAAATAAAACTTTTCTGGCTTTGGTTGACCCAAATAAACCAAATCGCACAATTCACACACTAAATTAGTCTCTTCAAACAGTTCTCTAATCGCACCCTCCTCAATTGTGCAGTCTTCATCATCTACATGGCCACCTGGAATTGTCCACTGGCCCTCTCTATCGTCAATATTCGATCGTCTTATGATTAAAAATCGTTGCTTATCATCTAAACAAGCAACGATTCCGACGGAACTTAATTCGTTTTCAGTTAAAAAATTATTCCATTTTCGATTTATCTTTACCGGCATGCTTTTGGCTGATCTGCTAAGCCGATACACAAAGGTCTAAGCGCTAATTTAATATTTAAGTTTTGCATCGGAGATACCCATACTATATTTTCATGAACTCCCTCTCTCTGCAGATCTATACCCCAAAGGACACCCACCATATATCCATCCGAATCGTATATTACAGAACCACTACTTCCAAAATAGCCATAAGTTTGCAAAATAATCTGTTGGCCTTTGTCTGGGAGTGGTTCATACCCGGCAATATTTCCTCTAAAACTAAGTAAACTGTGCCACGACGGATATCCCGAATAAGTTATAGCTTCCCCAACAGCACTAATATCTCTTTTAACGCGCCACTTCATGGGTTTGGCATGATTGAATTCTGCAGTAGGGTATATAAGAGCAATATCATTCAAAGGATCTGAATATATTAGTATACCCAATTGTTGTTCTGATTCTGTGGCGATTAAATATGTTTGTCCAATTTCACCATCTGCAACATGATGTGCTGTTATGATCAAGATCATGTCTTTGTATTTTATTAGGCTTCCGCTTCCATGGCCCATCGCGGTAACCACTTTCACTGCAGCGTTTCTAACCTTTTTCTCGGTGCTGCTGTAAGAGCTATTAATTTGTGTAGTTGATAGACTACTTTCTTGTATTTCCTGTGTTGTTTCTGCAGTTGAAGCGGCCACGCTGCTGTTTGTTGGCATAAGTGGTATCATCAACATCATTGCGGCTAATAATATATGTTTCACTAAAAGTTCCCTCCAGAGTAAGTAGTGATTATTTCTTGTCTATTGCAATAAATGCAAATGAAAGAAGTAGACAATTTACCAAACACAAGGGCAACAGTGTATATTGCTGGTGAATTAAACCATATAAAGCAATCCCAATATTAACACTGAAGGCTACCTTGCATGCAGAGTTGTATATCTTTTTAAGCGCATCCATTTGCATTCGATATAACCTTTAGAGAGCTTATAAATTCACGATTTATTTGATTAGTCTCTAAATTATATATCATCGCCGATGGGAATAGAGAAGTTTGTTTTTCATTCTCGACGCTTATTATTATTCCTAAGCAATAATTTGGCACTTCATCATAGCTACCAGAAAACAGCATTATTCGAACCAGAGATCCAATTGTGAATTCACTTAAACTTTTGTTGAGATAAGAACGTTCATCCAATCTTTTGCATCCCTATAATCACTAAATTTAGGAGACAAGCCGGCAATATATTTGCCAGTGCCAGCCTCGATTGCAGCCCATTGCCATTGCCAATCACTATCGCGGCAATAAACGAGCCCACCGCCAAGCCGGTGTTTATGTTTTATTTTGCGTTCCGTTACAATCCGCGCCAAAACGCGATTTTTTTCTTTAGAAAATTTTTCTTCATCGCTCACGAGATTTTCCCATTGTGGCAAGTCAGCGCGCACAAGTTGATATGTTGCGTTTGCAAATTTTCCACTAAAATTTTTCTTTACTATCTCATTAAAGTGTTCATCCGCATCGGATTCTTCGCTTTCGAAGGTGGTAATTGGGGCTTTCGCTCTATTACCATTTTTAAAAACTTTATACACATTCCAATTATAGCTCAAAACTGTCTCCTTCTATTGAGTGCCATTCATAAGTTCCAACGGCAATTGATAATTTAAGCGATTCCTCTTCGATTACTCCATCCATGGGAACGTTTTCATTAGCTTTGTTAATCCAACGCACTTCCCACATATAAAGCTCATCCAACATGATATCGAAATGACGCCTTCGGCGCACTAAAATACCAATATCGTTATTGATGCAATCTACAACAATATCGCCTATGTTGAGTATAACACTATCGAGACGTTTTTTCAAGTCATTCATATACTAATAATTATTTTTATAATAAAGGAAGGAACCTTCTAGTACCAAGTTTTTAAGGCCTTCTTCCGTATATGGCGATCGCCGCGGCTGACCCTCCCTCGCAAATCGATAGCCAGACCAAAGAATATCCCACGCATATAAAGGAGGGTATTCATCATTTTCTATCAAGTTAAAGCGAGCCAGTAAAAGCCCAACCTCGCCGCACTCAGGATCAACCACAAAATCGCCCGCCCCAAAGCATAAAAGCTCCGTTAATGAAGAGTTGCCCACATAATAGTTAGAGTGGTATAAAGCAATCTTCTATGTTTTCTTCAGCAATTGCGCTGTTAAAAATATGGCCGCCCCTGTAAAGTTTAAGCTCTTCGTTAATATTAAACACAGGTCGACAATCCGGTTTATAGCACTCCCCAGAGTCACGATCCGCGCGCAACGTTGATTCGGCAGCGCTGCTAGCGCATGCCGGCATAGCTATAGCTATAAATAATATTAATACACTGTGTATATCCACCTGCAAAACCCCTTGTTCTCACGGCATATAATTAGTCATATAACCACGTAATGGCCACGCGTTTCTTCGCGCACAATCCACGTTGACTTACCAAGCTTGGGGAACTTAACTAACATCATCCCTGTCTCGTCGTCCGTTGAAACCACCAAGCCCAACGACCGGTCACTTCTGAATTCGTCTTTAATCCAATCACCTATGTTTGCCTTACGCCTGTGGTTCATGTTATACCTTAATACGATCGATAATATACGGGTGGTGGAATGAAAGGTCTTTATAAAGCTTTTTGATTACCTTTTTGGCAATCTCGCCAATGTCACCTTTGACGTCTTTTGACTTAAGCGCTTTAGTTAGCTCATCTTCCAAGTGCTTTCGAAGGTCTTTCTTTACGCCCTTTTCGATTGCTGCGTCGATCATTTTCTTGATCTCTGACTTGTCGCTGCGTGTTAATTCTTCGTTAATTAATGCTACTAATTTTGCTTTTGTTAATTTCATGTTAATAAATAGTCTATTTTTCTGCTTTAGTATATGCTAAAGTAAGATGTTTGGCTGCCACCGATATTATCGCACCGGTGTGTATCCACATGACTTCGTATATCATATAGGGAGATCTGCCTGTTCCTTGGTTCATAACAATGCCTATTTTGTGAGCTAGTGGTGGATTATCAACTTGGTAACCTGTAAAATAGACCAAATCTCCCTTCATGAATGCGTCTGTTTGACTATTATAACTCATAATTCTATAATACGCAAGCGTTTTGTTTTTTCTTTGGCTGCTTTATAATCTTCTATTCTCACAAGATGATCACCGTTCCACATGCCCTTATAATAATTGTTCATAGGTGAATTTGTCCAATATATTGTGTATTCGTTTTCTTCTGGGGCGCTTATCACAATCCCTATATATTTCTCAAAATCAAAGTCCAACACTGTATTGCGAAAGTCGGGTGCTATTGTTACTAAATCGCCTATAATAAACGTGCGTTTAATTATCTCGCTCATATAGTAACTATGGGTAGTAATAGATTTCGACTGTTCCGTTTTGTCTGCGTCTAGCTAAGCCTTTCCAATTGCATATTTTGAGTTTATGGAACTCACCGGGCTTAAACGTTCTGGTTGCGGTGGACGAGTTAGCACAGTGTGCATAACCTGTATTGCCCGGGCATGCCCAGTAAACCTCTGCCTGACACAATGGGCACCGGTAGTATGTGCCGTCAATTGAATATAGCGGATGTTTCCTTTCACTCATATTAGTATGTATCTGTAATCTCAAAAATATTTTGGGGCATTTTTTCGAAAGGCCAAATATTTCAAAAAATTCAGCGGTATTGAAAACGGGCTTAGCTGGCCTGTCAAGACCCTGTCAAATCTCGGGGACATACATTCGGGGTAGGGGGGAGGGGGGTAGTGCCAGCGCGTTATTGACAGCATTTTGACATGTCATTTAATGTCAAATATATGTCAAAAGAATGTCAGCATGCATGTCAATTGATTGTCAAATCAATCACAGCTATTTATTATTATCTTTATAGTATACATACGTTAACCCTAACACTTGCACATACACTGCGAGCATAATGGGCGTCCAAACTACAATATCAGTTCCTTTATCTATTATTTTATGTATTCTCGGACTGTTTCTGATACGTTTGATACATTTAATCACACGCATGTCTTCTCCCTTTAAGGCAAACACTAACTAAGTTATTGATATTGTTAGCCTTTTTATTTAATGTGATCTCGCGCATAAACAATCATGCGACAACAGAATCTGTCACATTTAATCGCGACAATACCGCCGCTAAGTATGCGATATTGCTGCGCTTTTCACTGCTTGTATCATGGCGTTAAAAGCCGACAATGGCGAGGTCAGCCATCGCACCAGCGCACCACAACATAATAAAACCGACTACCATAAGCACACCACCAATGGCGTCGATTACTTGGTCTTTGAAAGTATACATTGAACCTACCTTATCGTAACACATGCTGTCGCATATGTCAAGTTAAAAACGAAATGTCAAAAGAATGTCAAGAAATATGTGCTTGACAGTGCGTGTGTGTATAGGTATAAAGTCTCCAAGAAAAAACCACCACATTCCAACACATTTATAAACACATAAACAGTTTGTCATACAAATACTAACGCATCATCCACCACCATACTCCACTATAACCCACTATGCACCACCACAATGCACAAGTATGTTACCTAAATAAACAATAGAGAAAACACAAATACACTGAACAACAAAAACATATATGGAATAATCATTATTCATTACCACCTCTACTGATAAGGAAGGATATAACTACTGTTTGAATAGCTATACCTGAAAAGAATCCAATAATAAACATTTGCATAAGTATATCTTTTTGTATGACTCTCGCGCTATTTCTGTTTCAGCTTGCGAGCCTTCATAATATAGCGTTCTTCAACCATCAGAGTTGTGGCCTTGCCGACCGGAAGCAACTTGTAAACCTTGGCACCGCGAGCGGCCGACGTGATAGGCTCCGCATCGACGGCGACGACCATCATGGGTGTGCCGCGCTTGAGATATGCTGCATCGAGAGCGCGGGCTTGACTCGGAGCATTGGCGCGAAACTGAACCAGATCACCGGTCTGATACTTCGGCGCTGCATAATGAGCAGCTAAAACTTTCTGAGCATACTTGTTTTTAACCATCTTGTTATATTGAGAATAGGTAGGAACAAACGTATCATCCTCAATAATAGATGTGGCTGTGTCACGAAAATAGCCGGTGGCCTTGTAATAGTTGGCAACCACAATAGCATCAGCGCGAAGGGTTGAATCGTTTTTATAACTCTCGACCCACTTGCGGCGTTCGGCTATGGCAGCATCATCGTGTTCGGCTTCAATCTTCTTGAGAATCTGAACCTGACGATCGGACAAGCGGCGATCACCCTTGACCTGATTGATCAAACTCTCAACAAAGCCAGCGGCCCAGCTTGAAGGCTCACAACGCATGCTCAGAGCATCCAAGCGCAGGAGAAAAGTTTTGTGCTTCTCGGTAGCAGCTAACAGCTTCTCAGGAGAATAGCGATCCTCAAGCGTAGCAACCCACTTGACGCGCCCCGACGACAACCGACCCTTACGCTCATAATATGACAAAAGCGACTGAGCAAACGATTTATCACGCGCTGAAATAGCGGGATTATTGATCAGGGTTTCAAGACGAGTGCGATAGGTCGAACGGGCCATGTGTATTACTCCTTGCTGAATACTCTATAAATATACCACAGGGAAACTAAAAGGTCAAGTGTTTGATGTCAAGAGAGTGTCAAGAGTTGTTTTCTTTCTCTTTACTCTCCGCTTCCAACTCTGCAAGGTCTTTTG